TGGTTTTTGAGGACGGAAGAAGAAGCGTTTGAAGAACTCAGTCGCAGACAAGGCGATTGGGGACTTCAAGGGTCGCGCAAACACCAAATCATCCGATACGCTGAAACCAATGCGCGAAACGAAGTGATTGAAGAAGTCGCCCAACACATTGAGAAATGCACTCTAGCGTTTGGCAAAGACACGATTCAGTCGTTTACTGCTTATGTGAGGAACATGAAGAAATGAGACCACCAAAGAACAAAGGTCGAAAGATCATAAAGATCAATGCAATTTCACAAGCAAACTTAATTAAAGCAATGCTTGACGGGACGCTGACTTGTAAAGAGTTGGCAGAGGAAACGGGTTTGCATTATGTGACTGTTTTGCAATACACGAGAGAACTTCATGCGGTGGGTGCTGCACATATCTGCTTTTGGGAGAAGGACATTCTCGGACGGGACTCCATTAAGGTCTACAAGATCGGTATAGGCAAAGACGCAAAGCGAGAGAAGATGACGGGCGCACAGCGTCAAGCACGAAGCAGATCAAAGCGGTACAACATTGAAATGAATCAGAGGATGGCAGCATGACAGATGATTTAAAAATTGGAGACATTGTGCAGGTCACACCCGACAAAGAAATGTTTGGCGCTTGTATGGTGGTAGTGACAGAACTCAAAAGTTTTGGCATACAAGGGTATGTGCAGTCTGCGGGAGTGCCGGGACAGCAGTACATCCGCTTGAAGTTTGATGAATTTGAGCCTACGGGCGGTAAAGCTGTGTGGGTTGTAGGAGAACAAGCATGACACCACAACAAATTGAGATGGCGCTTGAGACAATAGCGCTGGTGCTTGAGGATTTGAAAAAAACGCAGGAAAAACAACAAGCCACCATCACCGCCCTTGAAGAAGCATTGACAGACCACGCCATGCGTGAAGTCCAAAGGCTTGGGCAAGAGATTGAGCAGGAGCCTGTGGCGTGGTTAGATGGCCCACATTTGGTAGTTCGTTCGGATATGCGCGACCGTTTGAACTACAAAGGCCCGTGGGTTGATTTAGGAAGGGCAATTCCAGACAAATGGACGCCACTCCTCTACACCTTCCCACCACAGCGTACATGGGTTGGGCTGACAGGGATAGATCAAAAAGAACTTATGGCAATGAGCGCCCGTGATGCGGTATTTGCAACAGAAGCCAAACTCAAGGAGAAGAACACATGAAACCAGTATTTCCAGATGCGCGTTACCCAAGCAAGTTATTCCCTCCTAACGGCCCATTTGCTCCGCATCGTTGTGCAATTTGCGGCGGTCGGTTTGAGGTTGGGCAACAGTTTTACAACTACGGCCAAGTCCAAGTTGTTCACGCAAAATGCAGATTTCAGAAGCAACACGGCATAAAGGAGTAATACATGAAAGCAAGAAAAGTATTCCACGCACTAATGGCCTCTAAAGGCTATACAGAATCCGATCTAGCAATGGATGGAGACAAGTACACCAACCCTGCTATGCAGGGTAGATGGAATTACTTTCTAGCCGGATGGGAAATGAGGGGGGTAATGTGATCGAGACGATCTTCACTATCTTTGCTTTGGGGTTCTTAGGAATCGCTCTAGCTGTTCTTTTTATCTGTTTTATGGTTTGGCTTGCCCTCAATGAATCCTAAGAGTACCAATAACTCCGGCATGAAGTGTCCCGAGTGCAAAGCAATCTCGTTTGTTCAACACACCAAAACTGAGGAGAATATGCTTGTCAGACGAAGGGAATGCTACAACGGGCATCGCTTCATCTCACATGAGAATGTCCTCAGAATGGTCAAGCGTCACAAGACCGATAAGGCTTGATTCGTTTCGTTAATGCGTTGGTCAAGCCCTATCGTGCCGCCGTTAATTTTTTTCGTGAGAGCAACCCAATTTGCATCTTCCGAGAGACGGTTGCAGTCATGTGTAGACCAAAACCATCCCGCAGTGAGTGCCGCATATTTCGGAGTGGCGACTAGATCGGGTTCCATAACGAAATCAGCACCTAACGCTTGTCCGGCGTGAAAATACGATGAATGTCCGGTCAATTGGACAGCCCCGCGCCCCCTAAATCGCCATCCATCACCGCTTGCCTCATCACGGTTTCCCATGCGATTGGCATACACCATATTGGCAATCTTCTTAGGGTTTCGTGCGTACTGTTTGGCAAACTCCAAAGTAGGGAACCGCTTAGGCCACAGCTTCATCAGCGTTTCGGCACGATAGTTTAGGTTTTCTTCCAATGTCTTGAAGTGTCCGCATTCGTGTCCACACTGCCCGATAAATGCAGCTTGTTGGCGTTTGGTGGAGATATTGAATCTGCCAAAGGTCTCATTGAGTGCATCAACCCACTCAGCCCCAATGTGGAGTTTCTTTAGTTGGTCAGCGTTTACCATTGATGATCTCCATTGCTTTCTCGTAAGCAGAAATGCACGAATTTAGTTGGGCCGTGTTTCTGTCGCCTTGGGCGATGATTTCGGCGATTGCTGCGAGTGTTGCTCGTTCGGAGTCAGAAGTTTCATAAACCGGTCGGTTAGGTTCACTTCTCTCTTTTGGGCTATCTCCGGTGGGAGTGGGGGCATTTGGGGGGGCTTGTACGCAACTTGTGGACGGGAGGCGCAACCGACCATCACGAATAGCGCGATCAAGACTAGACTGCTTTTGGTTAATGACATTATTGGCCTCCGAAAGTTTGGTTGATTGTTCGTTCAATTGTTGGGCAAGTTCACGCTCTTTTTCTCTTGCTTCATCATTCTTTTTAGCAATCTCAACTTGCATCTCAGCATCCCTATCACCCCATCCAACATGATGCCCGTAGCCGTAAGCACCGCCCACAGCAATCATCGCCCCAATGATGAAGTACGGGTTAACCATTCTTCACCTCATGCCGAGCCGCAGCGATTTCCTCACGCACAGAGTCAGCTTCTAAGTGTTGGGGTGGGGTAGTGGGGGGAGGTGGGGGAGTCCAGCTTTCATCCAAAGGAGGATTGACCCAGACGGGCAAAGCACCGGAAGGAGGTGGGCTAGAAGGCGCAGAAGCAGGGCTAGAAGGAGTTGAAATTGTTGGTGTTGGTGTAGGTGTTGAAATCCTATCTGCAATCGCTTGTACACCCTTTCTGCTCATCACCCCACCAATGCCGCCAACAATGAGAAGAACAATATCGTTCATCATCTTAAGGTAGGCTTGGTCAATCGGCGCCATACTCTTGATGGGTTGGGTAACGAATGTCACCGAGTAAAGCATTGCAATCACGATACCCGCAAGAATGACGGTCACGATCAGAACGACACTTGCCCAAACATAAGTCTCGACCAATTGGATTTTGTCGTTCATTGAGTACTTGCTCTCAATTGGTTGCATTTGGAACCTCTGCTTTCTTTTCTTCAGCCTTTGGCGGTTCAATCTTGTTTGTCAAGATAGGAGCGACTAGATACTCGGGGCAAGTTTGGGTAAACAGACAGCGGGGCTTTTGGCATTCCGGAAGATCGAACTTGTCGGGGTTCTGACAAACATATCGATATTTGTCCTCACATCCACCCAACAAAAGAACCATCGCAATGGATATGACAATCACGCACCACAAGAATTTATTTTGACTCATTTTTCATTCTGTCCAAATCTTTACGGTCTTGCTCTAATTGCTGTCGGAGTCGCTCCATCCTCTCGATCTGAGCCTTACTTTCTTTCTGTGTGGCAAGCGTGTCGTAATAAATGCTCCCAATCAATGGAAGCATCAAGGCGAACACAATCACCATACAAACGAGTGCGACTAGAAACCCCATCTTACTTTTCTGTCCATAACTAGCAAGCTGAAAAACAGAGTCAAATACAACATGAAAATGAGGCAAACGACCCCGTAGATGGCCTTGTCTTGAATTGCCGAAATCATTTTTCGCCGCTTCCATTCTGCTTCACGAATCCTTTTTTCTTGTGCCAATCTTGCTTGTTCTTGTTCTTCAATGATCTGCACCCTCATCTGATTCACACGGGTGTACAAGTTCCCTAACTCTTTGGGGGACTGATACACCATGATCTCTCTAATTTCCTTAGATAGCTTCTCAAACTGAGTTTTTGCCAATTCTCGGTTAAGAGCAGATTCCATGATGTTCTGATTTGGGTCATAAACATTCTTAGATTTTTCTTCTTCTTCACGAATGTGGTCTGCAAGCTGTTGCTGAATCTTGAAGAACTGTCCGAGATTAGCCGCCAAATCAGCAACGACTTTATTCTCGTCCCAAATTTCGGGTTCGGCTTTCTTTGGCTTTGGAGCCTCAACGGGTTTATCAGTAGGCTTTTTCTTCTTCTTGAAGAAACCAAAGAACCCACCAACCTCCTCTGCAATAGCAGTGACTTCCTTTGCAGTCTTTTGCGCTGCTGAAATCGTGCCCTTAACATCTTTGTAGAGTTCACACCCTTTTCGGATAGCTGCAACGCATCCGTTTGCCATCGCCAAAAGAGTGAGAGGGTCAATGTCAAAGCCCCAATAGTTTCTTTACGAAATCAGCCGCTACGCCGGGGCCAAGCAACACAGCGAGAATCACAGCGTAAAGCAAGTATTCAATCTTGCTCATGCGCTTAGACCCATCAGACAGTTGATCGACTATCTTGATGTAGCGTTCTGTGCATATCTGCTCATGCGCGAATAACTTTGCCTCAGTTTCTGAGATCATCTTTATATCGTTCATATTGATATGTCACTCACTTTGCTCTTTCGGTAATTGAGCCTCCGCTTGCTCTTTGATCTTCATCAAGAGAGGATAGGCATTCATGCGGGTGGGAAGTTCGCCCAACACATGAAGAATGCTGTTTACTTCTTCAACGGTAAGTTTCAGTTCCAAGGCAGACCCCTTGCAACCTTTGGTGCTTTCTGTTCGGCAATCTGAGCAGCTAGAGAAGCCTCTACAGCGTCTTTATCCACACCATTGGCCCATATCCATCCTAAGACAGTTTCCTTTGTCAGAGAGGCGTAGGGAATGGTTGCAGTGCCATCACTCCATGAGCAAGTAGAGTACACAGATGCAGAGTAATCCCCATCTGTTGCGTTGCACTGCCAATGTGCTGTAGTGACAAATCCATCAGAGGTTTGTCGGTCAAGTTGAGATATGTTCCAAACGATTGTTGACATGATTTATTCCTTTAATGGTTCTGGGTTTTCGACACGGGTTGTAACGCCATCTTTGTGTTGCTCAATAAACCCGTTTGGCTTTATTTGGATTGAATCACCCCATGTTTGAGGATTGGTCAAATCGACTGTTTTGCCATCAAGTTGAATCATGCTGACTCCAAAGCGGTGATACGGGCGGTGAGTTGGGTGATGAGGGCTTGCTGCTCTTGGATGGCTTTGACCAACACTGGAATGATTGCTGATTTATCCATGCCGTACATTCCACCCATCATTTCTGACACAGATTCGGGCACAACTTCCAATGCTTCTTGAGCAATAAAACCAAGATTTTTCTTTTCTGAATCATCTTGTTCGGTCATGTGATATTCAACAGAACGCAAAGACAAAACAGCATCAAGACCATACTGAATGTCTGTTATGTTCTTTTTCAACCGTTCGTCAGAAACTGCAACGTAAACACCAGTTGAGTTGCTGATATAGCCTTTGTCAGCGTTGTTGTAGCCAAAATACAAATCGTCTGCGGTAGTGCATAACAGACTCCAATAATTGCTTGCACCAGTTCTTTCAACGCAAGCGCCTTGAGCATAAGAATTTGCAGACGCTTTTACAACAAATTTTGCCGTTGTACTTGGGCTACCCACCAGCAAGTTACCGCTGGAGTCAATACGGGCACGTTCGTTTGCTCCGCTGGTGTAAAACAAGATATTGTTTGCGCCGTTGCTGCCCAGCCAAAGGTTGGCTCCCGCACGAATAACGCTATCGCCCTGCGCTGTTCCAGTCACAAAGTTGTTGGTTGCTCCAGCAGTTGCAATAAGCGTGTCAACTCCTGTGCGCCCAATGTTGATGCAAACAGGTGATGTTGCTGACCCAGAGAAGAACTCAGCACGAAACTCAGAACCAGAAGATGTTGTGCCGCCCACCAAAAACCGACCGCTGGCATCAAGGGTCATTGCTTGGGTGAAGAAGATTTCGTTACCTGTTGTGCCAGAAGCGGCGTTAAACCATTGATGCTGACCTACCACTTGAGCATAGTGTGTTGCTGGATTTGATGTTGTATAAATGTACTTGTTACTGGAGTTGTAATACGCATTTGCAAGAATTGAGATGTAGGGGCCAGCAGCCGATAAAGCTCCAACATTCTTTGTTTCAATTACAGATTGAAATCCAGTCCCCCAAGCGCTAGGCGTAACACCCAATCCCAAGTTACCGCTGGCATTAATCCTCATCGACTCCACACCGCCCTCAGTAAAAGCAATAGTGTCAGCCGCTGGAAACCATATACCCGTGTTTGTGTCGCCTGTTGTGGTGATGGCAGGGAGTGACGCTGTACCAGCTTGAACAGTTGTGACACCTGTAGCACTCAGCGTAGTAAACGCACCCGTACTCGGAGTGGTTGCACCCACAGTACCATTCACGGGGCCATTGAAGGGGTCGCCATTGGTTCCCTGCTGAAAGTCTTTCAGATGACCCATCACCGCACGAATGGCGTTATTGATGCCACTCGGGGCGCAGCCCTCATCAATGTTGATTGATGCTACATCTGTGTTTGAGTTAGCGGTAGCACTGTACTCGCTGATTTTTACTTTTGGCATGATTTAATCCTCACTAAGTGTGCTACCGATCATTCCATAATCCAACGCTAATTGCGTTAGACCGGATGCGAATTTTGGTGTAGTTGGTGACATTCGTTTCAACTCCCTAAGTTTATTCATACCGTCTTTGCTTGTGATGATTTGCGCTAACTGTTCAGCATTTTTTGAGAATGCTCTTTCTGTTGCCCACTCTTTGAAAGTCCGACCAATTAATTGTGGAGACAGAGTGTTTCCAGTAACCCGAGCAAATGCAGCCAATGCCCCCGGCGCATTATCTTCCATCTCTTTCATTGCTCTTTGATTAAAAGCAGTGTCTGACCCGAGTTTCTTCACTCGTGCCGCAGCTTCTAACACTTGCGTTAGGTTGTTCAATGCTTGGAACTGTTGCGCTCCCAATGCCTCTAGCAATGCCTTTTGTGACTTACTGTCACCCATAATCAGCATCTTCCAATCAGCACCCGCATCTATACGGGGTTCCTTAGACCCCATACGGGGTTTCATTGCCTTTTCCCATTGTTGCTCCAAGTACGCCCTACTTACATCGTTCCATGCTTCGGGGCTTACTGCTTGAATCTGCTGACGGGTGTAGCGAATGGTCTGAGGTGACGCATTTGCAAATAGTCTGTTTGCCAAATCGTTTAGATTGTCTTTTGAAATCGCGGTTAACGATAACCCCGGTCGCCGTTCAGCAAATTCATTCAAAGGCGCAGACAGTTCAGCAAATCGAGCGTCTGCCACACCATACATTGGATTGTCTTTGCTCATCTGTTTAACTAAGTTTTTTTGAATATTAGTTATTTCAGATTGAATTAAATTGTCCATTGACGAAAATGATTCTTCTTTGAACATCTTGTCAATGTCAAACTTTGCGCGTTGCAATGCAGGTAGACGATCTTCAACCACCTTAACCATCACCTCATCGCCTTGGGCGTTGTAAGTGGCTTTCTCGCGGTATAGGTTATTCTTGATGCGTTGCAATGCTTTGAGTTCATCACCCTTTGCAATGTTCATCATCGAGTCAATTTGTGCAAGTATGGGTCTAGCATCTACGGGCACTGATCTTTCAAATGCGGCACGATACAAAGGCGCAGTGCCTTCTTCCCTTGCCTTTTCCAATTGAACGACCCTATCTTTCAATGCCTTTTGACCGCGAAATCCCGCAGTCATTGGGTCATCGACCTTGCTAATGCCAGCCAAGAATTTGTTTACAGCGGGTTGGACTTGTTCCTTGTATCTATTGAGATAAAAGTCTCCGAGTGTGTCCGCGCTTTCTACGATGTTGCCCAACACCTTTTGCTGTGATTTCAATGATGGCAGATTGGTTATCTCAGCAGGGGTTAGGTCAATTCCTAAGTCCTTTGCTTTTTGCACCAACTCTGTCACTTCGGGTGCGTTTACCTTTGCAATGTCTTTTGCAATATTGCGCCCTAAGAACGCACGCAAGCCCAACGGGGCAGCTTGGAATAAGCCCGACACTACGCCTTGTGTAGCAATGTCAGCACCGGACACTTCTTGATCTGCAAGTAATCCAGCAATGTTTTGGCGAATTGCATTTGCACCCGCAGCAGCAGCACCCGTGATTCCCATGCTTGCCGCAGCACCAGCAGGGCCAGCCATGAGCATCGGGGTGGTCAGAATGCCAGCAGCTATGTCGGGTGCAGCTTCCAATACATCGGGCAAGTTATAAGCCATTGAAGTCATTGGCTTGGTCATCATGCCGGGAACTTCGGAATAGAACTTCCCATCATCTGCTTGGTAAACGATCTCATTGCCAACCACACGATAGCGGCTTTCCGGTATGCCCCGAGCCTCTGCAAATAGCTTGATTGCCGCTTGCTTGTCGGTTGGTACTCCGGCCTTCAATGCCGTGAATATGTCAGCAGCCCCCGCAGAGGTTCGCTGTGGGACGATTGTTTCATCCCGCACCATTCGTCTCGGCGTTGTTGATGGTGACAAGATTTCATCAACCACACTAGAACTAACGGGGAACATCTTTCGTTCTTCCGTTGAAGTCCCACTCAGCAATTCATCTACTACAGACATGGTGTTACCTCATCAATCCGAATTCAGAGGCCAATCGATTTCTGAGAATCGCTTTATCTTCCGGCTTTGATACATCAAGTCCGAGAGAGTTAATCAATTCTGTTTCGCGCTTTCGCATAATGTCCGGCATCTTGTTCAGCGGTACATCCACCAGCTTGAGACCGTTTGCTTTGATGTACTGAACCCGCGCCTCTACTGTCCGCAAGTCGCGCAGAGTGTTCTTTAGTTTTGCATTGAACTGTGTTGGACTATCGCCATCAAACAACCCCGTACCGGGGTTAGGCATACCCGCTTTAATGCGTTCAGCTTCTTCACCTGCACCAATAGCCGCACCCGTTACCTCATTGATATAGGCATTCAACGACCGCACAGAGTCTTGTTGAAATTGAGTGAAAGCAGTTAGTTCTTGCTGTTGAGCAGGGGTTAATTGCTTCAAACCAAATTTCTCACCCGTTGCCCGTAATGCTTGAGTTCCTTTAAATCGTTGCTCAAGATATTCCGGCTTAAACGCTGATTCAATTCTGTCAAGTTGGGCCAAACGGTCGCCCGTTGACAATGCTGCTTTATCAAGTGCATTCTGCCCCTCTTTACCAACAGGCACTGCGCCGGGGGGATAGTTGATGATGTCACCACCAGCACCGGACTTTTTATATCCCTTTGCTTCTGTCAAAACTTTTGTGAACTGTTCCGGCGTTAAGTCTTGTGGGTTATCTGTTTTGAACATTCCTTGTGAAATGTTTGCAATGTCTCCAGTAAATCTACCCGACTTATTTATTGCCAAACGCAACCCATTAGGTGAACTTTCATCTTTCAAATAAACTGAACCGTCTACAGTCAAATAATCTTGACCCTTATAAACGGGCTTTAAACCCGTTGCAGTCTTTTGGAAGATTGTTTTGTCAGAGGTTATGTAGTCCGGTTGCGTCAGTTTTTGTCTGCGCTCGATTCCTTGCATGACATTTTCAAAATCTTTGAATGGCAGAATTTGTTGCAAGCGTCCTAAGATAGCTTGATTGGGGACAAATGCCGTTTCTGCTGGCATTGCCGATTGCGCCATTCTTGTGTCTTGTACGGGATAGTTTGCAGATTCTTCCAAACTCCGCATCCCTTCGGGGCCAAACATTGCATTCTCTTGTGCAAGCTGTTCAGCCACAGCGTCACCAACAGGCAACCCGCGCCCATAAGTGCCTTGATTGATTACTTGTTCTTGCATGGCGTAAGGCAACATTCCTTGAGCAAGTCGCATCCGCGCTTTCTCTGCCTCTGCCTCTTTCTGCTTTCTCATGTAATCTTGAATCTGCATCTCTTGCATCTTGTCTTTCAAGCCCTCTTGCATTGATTGCTTATAGGCTTGCTGACCACCTGCTAGACCTTGTGCAATGGCGAGTGCTTCGTTCCCCGGCGTTCTGCTTGGTGCGCCAGCTTGCAAGAGAGCCAATGCAGTGTTTTGCAATGCTTGCTGTTGGGCTTGTTGCCGGACGCGATTTAACTCGTCCTCACCCAATAGCCCACCGTAGTAGGAAGGAGTCGTGCCAAAAATATCAAGTAGTGCCATGATTAACCTTCCCACCCTAAACTTGCTGCATCAGCATATCCGCTGCTCACAGCATTGGGGAAACCAAATGCGCCCGTCAAATAATCCCACCCACTGCTTATCCCGCGAGACAAAGCGCCTCCGGTGGCTTGATTTCCGGCATTAAACAGATTCAGTCCGAGCAAACCCGTTCCCAATGTCGTAGCAGTTGGGTTGGTGTAGTACGGTGTGGTTTGAGTCGTAGTCTTGCCAGCAGGGAACCCGTAAACCATATTCAGATAGTTCGTTAGGTTTCTCTGAGGGGCGTTTTGCTCAAAGTTGTACCGCGCCATATCCGCTTGGAGAGCAGAGGTTTGATACCCTTCCCCGAGTTGACCAGCACCCAACAGCTTGTTTATGTCGCCATAGTCGGCCTCTGCGAGGCCCGGAGCCATGCCGAGTGCTCTCATTTGGTTTTGGCGTTCTTGAGCGTAATTCTCGTATGAGAGTTTCCCCGCAGTGTCAGCGAGTTTCTGAGCAAAGGTTCCAGCCGCTTGACTTTGAAGGTCACCCATCGCACCCGAGCCATACCGTCCGGCTTTTGAAGCAGCGGAGGAAATGTCGCCAATAGACTTGTTAAATGCAGTCTGTGCCGCAGTCGCTGCGGGTTGAAATGCGCCTTGAAAGAATGGATTACCACCGAGATAGTCACCCGCGATCATTCCGCTTACATTGCCTTGCGCTTGAGCCAACAGAGGGTTGCCAGCCATTGCCCTTGCTTGTAGGGCTTGCAGTGCGGTAGATGTGGCAGTGGATGGGCCTACATACCCTTGACCGGGGTAGAACTTTGGCCCACCAGTTTGATATTGCTTTTTAGCTTCTTCCAAACCATAAGTGAGATATGGTTGGATGTTGGGGTCTACAGCCGTAGTGGTAGTAGAGGTAGACATTGAAGTTGCCATGACTTATCCTTTCATTAAAAGGACTCCAGCAGGGTCATCCACTAGAGTCATTGTATCAGCCAACAATCACATATCCGTATGTTTTGTCAGCGGTTGAATTGGCAAAGTGCGTCAGCGTAGCGGTTCCCTTACCCCTTGAACTGACAAACACATTGAACGATGATGAGGTGTTCACATAGCTTAATGTAGCAATCACAGATGGCACAGCCGGACGGGTTGGCGTTGTGCTTGTCGGATATTGCTCGATGGTTACGCCCGTGTCCGATGGTCGCCACATGAGTTCCACATAGTCACTAGCCGCTAACTCCACAAAGAAATTTAACGCTGCGACCGTGTGGGAAGCGTCTCCGGATGATTTCCTTGAAGGCATACCAAACCGAGAATTTGACTTATCGATGTTCGTGCCGTTCTTGCGAAACCACACATCCACATCTTGAGTGTCGTTTGTCGTGTTCTTAAACTGAACACTGAATTGAATGTTATACACACCCGCATTAGCCACATTCAATCGGCTGCTGTTGGACAGAGTTACACCATTTGAATAATCTGTCGTGTCAAAGGTTATCGCATAGGCAGTTGTAGTGTTAGCCGCTGTTTGGTCGGTCGAGTCTTGAAAAGCCCCGTAAGGCACAGAATCGGTGTTTGCCGCCGCCGTTAAAGGTGTCAACAGTAGGATGCTGTCCGGCCCAATGCGTCTATCAGTGATGGTTGTAGTGGTCGCCCCTCCGGTGGCAAGCGTGACAATCCCGACATTGTTGGTCTTGCCGTTCATGATGCCGTTGACAATCTCCGCAACAGTTCGCGGGTCGCCACCAAAGAAAGGGAGAATCCTAAACATTACCGGATGCCTTGCTGAACAACATCAACATCCATACCCATCGCGGTTTTCCAATTGTCGCCAGTTGGTTGCATCCGCAAACGATGGTACTTGCCGGAACTTCTCAGAGACACACGGTTATCAGTGTCAGCCGCAGATGCCGACCCAAACGACAGACTTTGCGTTAGAAGCGTCCGAGAGGCCACAGAAACACTCGCAGAGCCGTTATCTACCAAAGGACGGGCCAACATCACTATCGAGCGTCCCGCATCAATATCGCCCGTCTCTAACACCGCTGACTTGTTCGCTCCGGTGAAGGTGATAACCCGTGTCCCATCTGTCCCACCGAGAAAGTACTTTCCTCCGGCGTACAAACCCGAGTCCATACTCACCGCCAAAGCATCAATAGACGCACTCACAGAATCCAACTGTTCAAGCGTCACAGAGGCAGTAGAAGCGTCTGAAATGTAATCCGCTGTGGTCTCCATATACGACCATTTGCCAATCGTGAAGTTGTACACAATCAGCTTTCTTGTCCCGTCTGTCGAGAGGTAGTTCCACATAATCAATTTGCGGATGGGGTCTGCCGCTGCTGACATTGTGGTGAAGTCCAAATTCGCGTCATTGAAGAAGAACCGATCAACCTTCTCCGCACCGATGGGGGTTACTTTCTGTCCATCACAGACATAGAACCCGTCATCAGACAAGAAGAAGGTTAGCCCTTGATACTGACAAACCGACCCCGATGCGATACAGCCCTTCCCGCGTGAGATGTTGTCAAATTGGAAGATAAACGGTGTTCCGGCGTAACTCATCCGAGAGATTGATTTCTCCATCAGAATAATCCCAAACTCACCACCGCGAATGCCCGTGATGTGCCCACCATCGGGAATGTCTTGATAGTCAGACTGAGTGTTTACATTCTCCACCCAATCGGTTTCATCATTGATTGCTGACCACCGCACTCGATATGGGCGTGTCGTTCCACTCTCATCCCAATGGGCACAGACTACGAAATCTCGCACCACAGTGATGAACTTAGCGATTGGCGCACTGTCTGACAGATTCTTGAACGATGAACTTCCATCCGCTGAATAGACTTGTAGTCTCTCAGTGAAGTTAGTCCCGATGATCTGATTGCCAAACAAAGTAAACCTAAACCGTTGGCCTTCTTGTGTGTCGTACCCGTCAGCCACTCGTGAAATGGTCACATTCCCCGATGTGGTCGCGGATGTGGTCGTTACCGTGAATGTGTCAGCAGTGAGTTTAGTCACCGTAAATTGACCGTCTGCCGCTGTGCCGCTTGTGAAGTTTAGGTAGTACGAGTCGCCCGTTTTCAGCTTGTGAGCAATAGAAGTCACTGTCAGAGTGGTCGTGCCGCTTTGCGAGTAAGTACCCGTGAAGCTAAACACACCCGTCAAAGCCCCAACAGAGTCAACAGAATAAATCTTGTGTAGGCCAGCAGCAAAGAGTTTGGTCGTGCCGTTTTCGTCTTTGGCGTACACCAATGAGGTCAAATCCTCCGCAGCCGCCGCAGAGAAGTTAGCCTCTGCCGGAAATGCACCGTATCCCGCAGTCACCGGAAAGCAGTTCTTAGCCACAGTCAATGCCCCCGTCAGCCCCGGCTGATCGGGTAACCATTCACCTAATGCGATTCTTTGAGTAGGCATCATCCGTTCCTTAACCAATCATTTGAACCCGTTGCCGTGTCTGTCCATGTATTTCCCGATGTTCCCACATCTGTCCATGTACTCGCGTCCGCAGTTACCGTTGTCCATGTGTTCCCACCAACACTAACATCTGTCCATGTGTTCGTGTCTGCACTGACATTCGACCAATTGTCACCCAATCGGATGCCAATGCAAGAAATCGTCACCGTCCCACTGATTGACATTTGTGCTTGAAATGTCGCTGTAGCCGTAGCCGATACAGTCGCTATTCCCTCAAGTATCCCCGCAGCACTTGATACCAATCCACCGAGAGCCGAGACGCTAGAAGTCCCGTTAATCGACCCGCTAGATGTTCTGATTCTGATTGCCGCAGCCGATACCGTACCCTCACCGGACAAACT